GTTAGGTACTGTTGTTGCCATGGGAAAGGGATCTTCCCCGTCGTATTATGCGACGCGACAGGACGATGAAGTTCGTCCTGTCTTGCCACCCGGCACTATTGTGACGTGTGGCCCAGTCTGCCCCCTGTATTACAAGGGGTCGACTGTTTCGCTGTTTTACAGCGATAAGCACGAGTTTCGTACCGTGTTACCGGCTCTTATGAGCCCCCTCCTTTGCTTCTGCGGTCGTCGCCCGACGCATGAACGCTTCTATCAAGGAGGGTTTCGGCCGTTGTGTTCGACGTGTGATCCAGTTTGGACCGTCTACGTTCGCACGGCCAGTGTCTGCACCCATCGATGCGACATTTGCTACAAATCGACTATGAGAAGTGTTGTGTTTGTACCACCCAAGTGCGAACCCGCATGCACTTGTCCGCCCGGTGTCATCGTGATGAGCTCTTGCTCAGCCGCTTGTGATGACCGGTCGACGATGATGCCCCATTTTCGAGGCATCACTTTGGTCGTTGACAGCAAACCACACACAGCTGGACAGGTTGTCATCGCCCGCGTCAGCGGTGAGGCATCTATGCCTGGACCTCTCCGCACGCTTTTGAGCATTCTTTGTGTTCATGTCACCATTGCACATGGCCAAGACATTATTGACCAGACCAGTGGTGAGGCGTCGGGGCCTGGACCTCGCCGTGGTGGTGAGAAGAAGGTGGCTGCTGAAGCTACCCGGTTGGCTGCTCAGCTTCGTGCGGCAGCGAAGGCCCCAACCAAGAAGATGACACCCGCCAAGGCTGCTCGCAAGGCAAAGCGTTTGGTCAAGCAGAAGGTGTCCAAGAGGACCCGAAATGTGAACCGGGATCGAGGATTGCGGGACTTGACTGTTGTGCCCCGTCAGGCCAATGTCTACACGGTTGCTCCTAGTGGGGTTGATTTTGTTAGGAATAACATGACGCTCCGCCTCAAGCCGTTTTCAGGCAATGGGCACGCGTTTGCGTTTTTGAGCGCGCTACCTCTCACATTGCCTGCCATTGAGTCCGCACTCGTTGAGGGTGCTGGAGCTAATGAGTTGCTCACTGATTTCTCCATCTACAACAACGCCGCTGCTACTAGCTTGAAGTTCAGGTTCGAGCGATTGCCAAATGATTTGGTTGGCGGTGTTGTTGCGGCGTTCGTTGTTCCGGCTGGTGTTGAAGTGCCCAACTCCCCTCAAGAGATGGAGCACTGGTGGAACATGGAATTCCACAAGAACAAGAAGATCCATGAGACGACTCAGCTGAATTTTGGTGATAAGAAGAAAAATTCGGCCACTCTCATCATTCCGATTGTGCATGGGCTTCGCCAGAAAACCACCATTAATTATGGGACGCTTGTGATGTTTGTTCTTGCCCCTCTTATGGTTCCACAGCTGGTTGCCACCTCTTCTCAGCCCGGCACTGCCCCTGCTGGGTTTTATGCCGGTGATATTGTCCAGCCTATCGTTGAGATGAATTTTAATTTCTCTCAGCGTATTCCTGTTACTGGGGCGATTACTCTTCCCGTTCGCTTGGATGGTGCAGGTCATTGGGACCGCACCACTGGCACTGCGACCGGTGCCACCAATCCCGCTGTTACCGTTACCCCCAGTGCTCAGTCTCAAACGAATGCCGATGCTGCGCAGAATCTTGCGGACACTTCGGAGACGCGCACTGGTTTGTGGAAAGTCATGACCTATAATGGTGTTTCCATTTATGCTCAGTTGTTTGGCCTCATTTGCACTGGGATCCAAATGTTCTTTGACGGGCCTATTGCCATCGAAACTTATCCGCTTGCGGTGGCATTTGCTGAAGCTGTCATTGATACTTTTGGGAATTGGTTTTTTGCTACCAAGACTGGCTCCTCGTTTTCCGACGATGCCGCCAGTCAGAGTATGGGGGGCGCAGTTGCGCGCTCGCAGTCTCTTGGACCTGCTGGTCTTCCCAATACCAATGGTCCTGCTGGTGGTGGAAAACTCATTCCTGGTATGGTCCAGGCAGTTTTTCAGAATGGTTCGGGCAAGGGCAACCCAACGGCACCCACCGTTGCCGCTAAGACGACTCCATGGAATAGTGATCAGGGTCTTGCTATGAGTGAGCTTTTCAATGCGCTTGCTCCCGCTGGGCTCACACTGTTTCAGCTCTTTCAGCCATATGCTGGCACTAGTGGTGTGCCCAATGCCTCCGCTGGTTCTGGTTTGTGTGAGATCCCTGAGATGGAAACAACGCCCATGATTCTCACGGTTGCTGGCCCCGTTTTGTCGGCAGCTACCCCTGTTGGTTCTGTCGGCACAGTTCCTTCCCCAACGCGTACTGACTTCATTATGGGTGTTGACCACAGCAATGTCACTTTGTCGCGTTTCTTTACCGCGTATACTTGGGATCCTGCTGGGAATTCTGGTGCCCTTGATGCTTCTGGGACTGTGTTGAGCCTTACTTGTCTCGCGGCAAGTAGTGCGGACTGGCAGGCGTTTGTCGCTAGCCTTGGAATCACTTCGCAAGTCGACGTGGATGGAAACATTCTTCCGTTTCGGTTGCGAGTGTTTTTGCATCTTGTTGGATATTCTGCTGTGCAGTCTAGTGCTGACGCTGCAGGAGATGTTGTTTACGTCACCACCAGCGATACGTTGTCCAACCCCACGTTTACCCCTTTCGCTGGAGCTGGCGATGGTGTTTACACTATGCCTTTATGCTGGGATGTCGACATTGGACCTTCGGCCGTTACCGGCCTGTCGACTCCCACCATTGTGCCGCTTACTTGTCGGGGCACCTATGACAGTGATGGGCGGCGTGTGGATGTCAGTTCTGCTCTGATCGGCATTGCACCAGTTGCTGACACGCTTCTCAGTTCTTACTGGATCGCACACGTTTGGAACGCGTATGGCACTGCCCCGGTGTCTGCTCCTTTGTTTGCACCACCGGCGCCTGCTTCCTTGCCATCCACGCGACAGTTGGAGGATGATGTTCTCCATCGGCTAACTGCCATGCTTCGTGAGTCTGTCCACAGTCCTGGTGAACATGGGCAAGATGTCATTGGTCGCACTAAAGGTGAAGCCACTGGCCCTGGGCCTGGCATTGATCCTTTTCTTGGTGACGATTATGAGCTTTGCCCTGGTGATGGCACTTGTCTCCGCACTTTTGATGCCATCATGCTTCATCGTGGCTTGGACCGTTGTTTGCCTGCTCAAGTGTCGGGTGATGTTTACGATTTCTCCTCGTTTGAGTCTGCGTTCCCACTCGATCTGACCATTCTCCATGCGTTGCTGCGTGATGCGAATGCTGAGATTTTTGATTACTTGGCTAACAATGTCAGTGACGCTTCTTGGTTTGAGCATGTGCTTATGGAAGCGCAGGCCTGGAACGCAAATCTGCCGTATGTTCGTACGGCTCATGAGATGATGTTGGCCAACAATTCCGTGCCCGCCGCACCATATGGCGTTGACTACGTTCAATCGTTTGTTCGACATGAAGAATTTGTTCAGCAAGAGCCCATTGATGATTCGTCGTATGATTCTTCATACGAATCCAACGAATCCAGCTCTCAGTATTCTGATGGCGTCCAGGACCCTTCTGATTCGGACTTGCGTCCCTATTATACAACCGATGAAGAGGACGTGGAGTCTGGTGGCGATGATTCTTGCGGTCAAGACATTATTGGCCGTACATCTGGCGACGCGATTAACCCTGGGCCTGCCGACCATCAAGGTAAGGATGAAATGCCTTCTCGAGATGATGACACCCATGGTCAAGACGCCATTGGTCGCACGTCTGGTGAAGCAAATAACCCCGGGCCTGGTGATGAAAAGAAAGATCCTATAATAAAGTCGCGCAGGCCGAAAGGGTCTGCTGCTTCCAATCTGCCTGGTTCTGAGGGTTACACCACCTCAGACGCTGCCGAGATTGTTGGCTTTGGCGGTACAGTTGAGACTTTCGTTGGTACTGGTGTAGTGAACGCTGATGGCTTTGTCGTGGTTGGCAAGAATGGTAAGGCCAATAAGCCTGCTTCTTCCACCTCTAAGCAACCTGTTCGTGAGCGGCCTAGGCGCACTAAGCATCGTCCTGCCAAGCGCGCTGCTCAGCAAGACACCGACGCTCAGAAATTCGGCCCTGAGTTTGCCCAGTTGCGTAAAATTAACTATGCGCAAGATGGCAAGATTGTTCTCCCAAACCGTAAGATTTTGGCTGGTTACGATACTGCCAAGCTTGATTTGGTTCTCAAACAATTGCATTCTGATATCAATTCAGATCGACGGCGACGTGCCGCTGGTGGACCGCCCATTCAGACGATGAAGATGTGGGCCGCAGCCGTTCGCGACATCTTGCATGCGCGTGCTCCGAAACCCGAACCTGTTCCTGTTTCGGCGCCTAAAACCATCTCCATTTGTCAGGGTGGAACTTGGGTCTCTGCTGTGGGCAACTACAATGAGTTGTTGCCCCAACTTGTTGGGTATGATCCTGTCACCAAACGTGAGACTGAGCCTGGTAAAGCTACTCCCGAGCAGTGGCGTCTCCGTCTTTGTCGACTTGTTGCTAATCCTACCAAGAAGGCTATAGACGCCACCAAGCGCACTGCTGCTTCTACTGCAGCCGCGGCTTCCAGTCTAGCTCCTTCCGCTTTAGCGTCTGTTCCCAAAATTTCGGCCGCCCAAACGCAAATTGCAGAGAATTGGGCCAAATTGCGTGCTGCTAAGGAGGCCGTAAAGCCGGTCACCGGTGCCAAAGCCCAGCTCTTCCGTGACATGCGGTCGAAGGCTGAGAAGCTTGCCGCGCAAGTTGTTCCTAAGGTCATGTCGTCGGAGGAGGCGCATTCGAGGTTTCCTGACTCTGAAGGTGCTGCGGACGTGCTGAGCGATGAGTCTCGCCTGGAAGATGGGATGGGTACTGTCAATCAAATGATACGCGAGCAGATTGCTGCAGAACGTACCGCTCAGCGTATTGCTGTAGCACAAGGTCTCGACACGCTCGAAGAGTTGGCAGCGACTAGTCCGACTGCTAAAGCTGTCGTATCTGCCCATGCTGCCATAATTAGCACTCCTCATGCTGGTCCGGCTCCTGACCCTCTATCTCGTCGCTCAATTAAGAAAGCTCAGAGGTTGGTTGGCAGGCGAGCTGCCGTCAATCAACAGCCCGATCCCGCGTCCAAACGCAGCAAACGCCGCGCTCTGGAACGCGAGAAGAATCTTCTAGCTTTGGGCAAACCTGAAGAGCGTGGCGCTCCGATTGTGAATGAGCCTGTCGATCTTGAAAGATTTTTCTATCGTTTTCCGCCCAGTGAATTGCCCACTTTGAGTCAGACTGTCGAGTTTGAACATTTGCCACCTGGGTTATTAAGTTCTACTGGTGGACGTCAATTGCTTGTCAAACACAGCGGTGGTAGGAAAATGATTCCCAAAGAAGCTGTCATTAGGTTGATTGAAGAATTGTGGGATCGAGGTATTTTCCTCACCATTTATCGTAATGGTCAGAGAAAACCATTTTCCACTGCTGAATTTGCCGCTTATGACGGTCCCGCCGTCTGGGAAGTTCGTGGTAAAGTTGTGGGAGGCATGGAGCGGGCCATTGACCCGTCCGCGCCATCCTGTTCGTCGTCTCTTATGCTCGAAGCTGCTGACTCTTTGGAGCAGTTGGTCCATACAATGGGCCACATGCGTCCTGAGGTTATGGAACAGTTGGCTGAGGAAGCAGAACAAGAGCGCGGCATGGCCGATGCCCGTGCTGAGCGCGATGGTACTTTGCAAGATCGATATGATCAGGAATATGCCAAAGCGTTGACTGCCTTACAAAATGGGGTTTCTGATACCATACACATTGAGAATTTGTGTCGTTACTATCGCGCTGCTTATGCTGACGTTGATCGTGGTAAGAATAAGCCCAATCAACATATCGTTTGTGCCTGCATGAAGACCCATTTGCCCAATGGCATGTGTCGTGATCTTGCCACTGTTCGGAACAGTGTGGTGACTGATAGTCAAGAAATCCATTCTTCTGTTTTGAAAGTGGCTACCATACGCCCCCTCAATGTGCCTTGTTTTCTGACGGCTGATCCTGGGTGGCGTAATTTGCCTTTTGATGCATTGCTGACCTGGTTCGGCTGTTTCAATGCCACTCTTTCGCCTGTCACTCGTGGTCAGCTTGGTTGCGTTGATTTGAGCGCTACCCCTCTTGGTAATGATGAATCTTGTATTGAACTCCAAAGTATTCCTGAGTCCTTGGATGACATGACGATTCCTGGCCAGAATACAGTGGACCGCCTGAGTTTGATCCAAACTCAGGCCATCGATTGGGATGGTCCTCCCTTAGAATTCTCCATTCAGACCAAGAGTGGTCAGCCTCCCGAGGTGATTCGTAAGTGGGGGCGCAGGCAACGCATAGTCATCGATCTTTCAATTTTGGCTTATTTGCGTGCTCGTGGTTGTCAGAGTATGACATTAACTTCGTTGATTTCTATTTTCACCCGTGCTTCTACCAGCATGAGTGATACGTATTTGCCCGAGCCTGGTCGTCCCACTGAGATTTCCACCGATACATTGTGTTTTGAAATTGTGCATCGCACTGTGTTGGCTGGCGGTATACGAACTTCGCTTTTTCAATACCTTGGGGGGGAGGATCTGCAATCGCGGGGTACGGCTGGACATGTTACCCTTGGTTGCGTCGAGTCCAGGGAAGCTTGGCGTCAATTCGCATCAAGCGGTCTTGTCCCTATGGGCTCAATTTTGACGAAAGCTACCTGTGTGACAATTCTGCCGTGGCTACTCTTTTATTCGCCTCTCCATTCACTCTTCCCAGGCCTAGCGCTTCAGACCCTTGGTCGCAACTTTGCGGCGTCCTACACCGAGTGGTGGCCAGCCCTCCTCCGGGTGATGTCCACGCCATCAGAGGCTTTATCGACTTTGTCCGAAGTGAAGTCTCAAAGTGGCCAAGACTCCGCTCTCCAATTTTTGGCGTCGAGGATTGGCTCAACAATTCCCCTTATTCAGCTAAGGAGCGACAATCCTACCGCGACATCTGGGCTTCTGGGATCGCTTCTGGGATATGGAGCATTGGTGACCAGTTTGAGCGATCTGTGCGTGAGATGGGCGAGCTTATGGATAGCCCTGAAATGCACTGGACAGGATTCGCTCGCAACAAGCTTCGCCTATTACCCGGAGCGACTTTCTTCGACCTTGTGGTCATGTCTCGCTGGTCTTGCTCACCAATTTACGGGTTATTGTGTCCGTATCTGGGATGTGATCTCGTCGTGCTTGGTGGGAATTGTTTACCTGATCCGCAATCCTCGAGCGACGCGCGACGCCGCGTTCGAAGCGGTGAGCGGCCTTATGACGTATTTCGGCCGTGCTCTTGCCTACTTAAGGTCTCAAGCGGCCCGCTTGCTAACATTACTTCCAAACGATTGGAGGCGTTTTGCAATCCTTCCAGTAATCTTGCTGGGGCTGCTGCTGGCTTATTACCGATCTTGGGTTGCAAGTCTTTTATCAAGCGTGAGGGCTATGATGCTAAGGACGTCGACGACGAGTGTCGCAGAGCAAATTTTGAGCCTGGATTCTGCGCCAAATTTCCCAGAATTATTAATGCTCGAAGTCCCCTCCAGCGAGCAGAGCTTGGAGCAATTGCCCAGACAATTGCCAAGTTTGTCATCAGCATTCTCGGGTGTGTTTCAGGCACTGCAAAATGCCGGTCATGGATTAAGGAAGTTGACTTGGCCGAGTTGCCCATCATCCTCCTCGAACGAATGAGTGGTGAGACTGCCTCCTCAGATTATGAGAGTTATGAAGCGATCTTCAAAGGCATAATATTGTTGATCGAATCCATAATTTATATCTGGGCTGTAGGAGCTTTTGCTGCTTCCGTTTTGCTTTCGTGTGAGTACGGATGGAATGCTGCAGAGTTTAATTACTTTATCGTGTGGTTTTGGCAAACTCGTTGTTCTGGCAGCACGATTACGTCGCTGGGAAATGGTGTCCTCAACCACTTCCTATTGCTTTATTATTGTGTGACCCATAAATTGCCGTTAAATTTCTTTACTGAAGGTGATGACGGAATATGGAGAGCTCGTCACGGAGCTGTGGATAGTGCCTGGTTCACGCAATTCGGGATCAAAATTAAAATCATTCGTTCGAGAGCAATTGAGGAAGCGTCTTTCTGTGGTAGAGTTTTTAATCCACGTACGCTTGTTACTTTAACGGATCCAGTTACTGCTATGGCCAAGGTTGGTGTGTTGCCACCCGACCTGGTCGCGGCTAAACTTTCCACTAAGCTTCGGTATCTCCGCGCCAAAGCTTTTAGTATTGCCTACTTGTATGCGAATGGCAAGGACTCACTGCCTATAGTGTCGTCCTGGGCTAGACGTGTGCTTGTGGAGACGAGTGGGCTGCCATTTGATCGCGATTCCCTCCGCTATACTGATAGAGTTATGTGGATGAGTCGATGTAAGATCAAGTTGACGCAGCAGGAAGCGTTAGATAGGTTGGTTTCTCCACTCATGGAGACGCGGGACATTGTCCGTGATCTCTATGGTATTCCTATAGAAGTTCAGCTACGTACTGAGGACCGCATATTGGGCACATTGTTTCCTGAGCAGCTCTGGCTGCCTGAACTTTTGCCTTTTGTGCCTGGCCCTTATAAGACATATTTTCTAGAATACACCTATGATCCTACGCATCCCTTTAACCACCGCGATCTCCCCCCGAATTTAAATGTGCGGAAAACCTTGCTCCAAGTGTCCAAAAACTTGGGGACAAGTTCCCAGCCTTTCGACTCTATCCTCGATTGGAATACTGGGCGGTTAATGAGACCAGTTGTCTCGCCTCAAGCAAGTTATGCCCTTGCTTAAACACTGAGGTCCTTAGAGGTGCAACTCCTCCGTTTTGGTTTACGATAAAACTACCCCCCCCGAATTTAAATGTGCG